CCAAACCCCCCTCTCAAGAAATGAGAGGTAATCCATTTTACCCCCCGAACCCGCTCAACACGGACCCGAGGACCCGTTCCTCATGTTGGGTCAGACTCAGCCGCTAACCCGATAGGCACATGAGCCGCAACCCGTGAAACATCCCTCCGGTGAGGGATGATCATTCGGCCCACCGAGCTAACGTGCACGAGTCTCTGTACGTATCGAGTCTTGTAGCACACGGTGTCTTCGTGGGGACAATGATATTCTCCCTGAACTAACAGAAAGACCTGATTCCAGTCTTGAAATAGCCTGTTCCACTTTGGCCTTAACAGTGTTCACGAACACACCCTCTTTGAACACCCAAGATACATTGTAATGCCGCTGTAGTGAAACCAATAAGATGGAGAAGTTCAGACCCTCACAGTTGTGATCTAGCACTTGTGAATCCAAGTGGGTAAGAGCCTTGTTAACTAACGTAAAGGTTGGTGGTCTGTTATCCATCTCAGATGCCGGATCTAAGATCTCAGTGATGGGTGATCTAAACTGGTCAATCAGTTGCGACTTAGCCATCGCTGAAATTGATGCGTCACCGGCACGGAGAGCTGAGAGTAGAACGCCAATTCGGTCAATCTCTTGCTCAACCGCCCGATTTATGGGATGGAATGGTCGTAAGACGGGGAATTTTTGTGCGAGTCTTTCTTTATAAGATCGCAGTAACTTCGAGTCGACACCCTTTAATTCGGTGACTTCGAAACCCCGAGCCTGTGACTGGATTAAACCAGCGATTAATTGGGACTCTTTTAACAGGGCGTCTAACCGTTTGATCTGATCGACTACTGCCGCATATGTATAGGCGTGCTCGAGATCCTTATCGGATATCGTAATGCCATCGTACATATTGGCGTAGTTCAGATTCTCTGTCACGGCGCCACAAGGATGCCGGATACCAGTCACCGAGGATGGTAAAGCATTCATGGTAATCAATTTAGTTGTAGATTCCCGGTCTACGAGACCTGTCATACAAGTCATAGCCGTCTTCGAGTCGAATGCAGCTCGATCTACGAGTATGCTCTGTAACGGTACCACGTTTTGCGAAGCGTTAGCTGTCTTAGCTATCAGTTTCACTGGGTAGGAAGTTAACTCATGGCCGTTGATAAAAATCCGTCTGCAAATCTCGGCTACTGGGCCGGTTCCTGCCACATGGATGAAAGACTTCCCTTCGGAGATCTTAACACCCAGATCTGTCATTATGTCCTGATAATGAGCAGCCACTCGAGAACCTCGTATGACAACATCGTCGCCAACGATCCGATAGTCAGCGAAAACTCCGGTAACGCCGGCTCGTCGTGCGGCCATCTGGACAATGGTGTGATGAGAAAGCGCGAGCATCGGGAAACTAGACTTAGCCCCCATCGGTTGCCCCACCGCGTACTTTCTAGCAACGTTGTCTGAACACATGAAGGCACGGCTTGTCAGTAAACGCTGCCAGGCAAGAGCGGCTTCTGAGGAACCTAGAAGGATAGCCAGTATATCCTTCTGAAAGGCGATAGGTAGGCGGTCCGTCGCAGCGGTTAGGTCGAAACTGTAAAGCTCGGATGCTTGGTCCGTAGTCCAGTTTCTAACGTCCTCCGCGACCCGTTCCTGATTGAACGTACCATCCATGTCTAGAGGCCGAAGGAAGTGGTTCACCGTATCGTGAAGCGGCCCGAGAGCCACCTGAGACCAGTAGTCCAATGTTGCCACCAGACGGCACTTACCTCCCCACTCCTGTACCTCCAGAATCCGGCCTGTTACCAAGTCAGATTCATGGCGTGATGAATAGCCTGGGATACATGCTGTCCGTAGCAGATCTTCCCCTAACGCCGATATCTTAAAGAACTCACTCACTTCGAACAAGGCCTTCAAAGTCGTCTCGTCTGCTTGCAGAGCGAGAGCGTCTGCCCATGCCGAGTACATGGCTTTGCCATTCGGTCCACCTTTAGTGGAGAGATGATACTTCACAGTGCCACCCGAACGCTTAGCTCTCTTAACGAACTCACCAGACGAAATCCCCAGCGCTTCAAGGGCAGGAGCTATCTCTTTTTGCAATAGCGCCACGTCTTTGCCCTTGAACGGACCCGTAATGGTGTCAAACTCTGGTCCCGGGTTGTGCAGGATAACACGATGCACTGAAAGGAATGCGTACACCAGCCGGGCAAATTGGATCCACTCAGCAATGGGTGCGAGCGTAAACAGTAAGGCGAAGAGTGTTATGGCATCTATCGCGTACTGTAAGGTCCCTTTCTGCTCAAACCAGGCAGATAGGGCTGCCGGGTCGTCCAAGTGGACCGGGTGGACTAGGTAATCGGCAAACTGTTTTGACGATCGTTTAAGCTCCTGTATCACGGTCGGAGTGAAATGGGTCAGATCGGTCTGTAACTTAGTCATCCAGGTAGACATAGCGGAAACTAACTCCGGCGACCAGGACGCTTTGTGGGCGTTGGCGAATAGAATTAGTGAAGAGAACGTGTATTCTACGTTCTTACGAGTAGATGTAGAGGGCGTAGGGCCCAGCGGCGTAAGGTTTACATAATGAGGTATCTGGAACGATTGTAACCGGATTTGAGAAATTGTCATGGTGAAATAGGTAATAGTGAATTGACTTCTTTATGGGTAGACGGACGGACGAAACAGATAACCCCTCCCCCAGGAACGGTATCAAGGTAGCGGCAAAGCTGACGGCTACGGATAGCGTGGCGGTGTCCTAACAGGTTCATGGGCGTGCATGCTAGTGAGCGTCCTCACCAGCATGACGTTTTGGCATTAGGACCTGGATATCGGTCCAGGGTCTAACCCAGGGTGCAACCGTCCGATACCGGGTGCGCGGCACCTAGGCAACGTTGGAACGGGATCGAGCCCTCCCCCATAGGGATCAAACTATGCGAGAGGACTGGAGACTGCCGGATGATCCCT